CCAGATCCGCAGGCTCTTAAAAATCCCCGCCCTGATCAGCCAGAAGCCTTGCAGGTTTATGTTGATGTGCCAACAGTAGAGGCACCTAGCCTTGAGCGTGTTCGTATGATAGGCCAGTCAGGACAAGTTACGGTGGTGACAACATGAGTTTTACGTATGCAGAGCTAAAACAGGCTCTTCAGGACTACACGGATAACAACGAAACGACATTCGTGAGTAATCTGCCTTTGTTCATTAGGCAGGCTGAGGAGCGTATTCTTAAAAACGTGCAGTTAAGTCTGTTCCGTAAGAACGCTACTGCAACGGCCACCGCTAGCAATCAATTCTTGGCCGCCCCCTCTGATTTCTTGGCACCATTTTCTTTAAGCTTCCGCGGCGCTGATGGGGATCGAGTTTTTGTTGACTTCAAGGACGTCAGCTTTGTGCAGACGTATACACCTGATACAACTACAGAGGGTGCGCCAAAGTATTACTCCCAGTTTGACTTGGATAACTTTTTGCTTGGACCGACGCCTGACACCACGTACACAATGGAGCTTCATTATTTGTATCGGCCTGTGAGTATCACGGCGGGTGCTGAAGACGGCACCACTTGGTTGAGTATAAACGCTGAAATGTCCCTTCTTTACGGAGCTTTGATTGAAGCGTACATCTTTATGAAGGGCGAGCCGGACGTGATGTCTGCGTACAATCAACGGTTTCAAGAGTCCTTGGTTGGGGTTAAGTTGCTTGGTGAAGCAAAAGAAACCACCGATCAATATCGGACGGGCATGGTTATAAGGGCGAAGCAGTGATGTCACTAGGAAGTATGGGTATCCCTCAACACAAACAACTTGTTGAGGTTCGGACGACGCAAAACAGGGGCTTTACGCCGGAGGAAGTGGCGCAGGTGTGTGTGCAAAAAATCGTGTCTGTATCGGACACAGCGCCCCCCGCCATTCGAGAGCAAGCCAAAGCGTTTGCGGACAATATTGAGGAGGTGGTTACTTTCTATATGAAAAGAGCTATCGAAAGTGATCGCACATCCGTGTATAACGCTCTCAATGAAGCGGGGAAACCCGATTTGGCTGAACTTATAAGGAGACTTTAACATGGCCTTTACTGGTAACTTTATGTGTACTTCCTTCAAGCAGCAGTTGCTTGAGGCTAAACACAACTTTTTGCTTTCTGGAGGGGACACCTTCAAGATTGCATTGTACGACAACAGCGCCTCATTCACTGCGGCGACTACGGACTACACGGCGACTAACGAAGTAGCGGCGTCCGGTTCGTACTCAGCGGGTGGCGGTACGCTAACTCGTATTGATCCTGCTACATCTGGGACAACGGCATTCACAGACTTTGCAGACATTACGTTTACGTCTGCGACTATCACTGCTCGCGGTGCGTTGATCTACAACACCACAACAGGTGCTGGAACCGGAACAACGGACACAGTTGTTGTACTGGACTTTGGATCGGACAAGACCTCGACGGCGGGGGACTTTGAGATTGTTTTCCCTGCGGCTGACGCGAGTAACGCTATCATTCGCATTGCCTAAGTGTAGGGCAGCGTTATGGCTATATCGTTCACACTAAACAGCGCATCTAGCGGTGGACGACAGGCTGACATAACGCTGCCTGCTACAGTGTCGGCTGGCGACCTTTTGGTTGCCATGCACTATGATATTAACAACGAGACCATTCCAACAACTCCATCTGGCTGGACCTTAATTAACAGTTTTACCGGTGCGGGGGTTGCAGGCACTCTTGGCATTATTGCAAAGATCGCAGATGGCACGGAGGACGGCGCAAGCCTGTCTTGGTTCTCAGGCACTGACAATAACTACGCAGCCTTTTCACTAACGCCGGATACAACACTTTCTTCGTTGGGCTCTGTAACAGGGACTGATGCGGCTTCGAGTACTGGTTCCATTAGCCTAGATGCTACGCCCTCTGCGGGTACTCTGCCTCTCATGCTTGTTTACGCAGGGGGGTCTAACGGGGGAATAAACGTAACTCCAAACGGGGACTTTTCCGAAAGGTTTACAGGGACAGACGGTGTAGAGTTAAACGCAACTTTTTACGAAGTTGGAGACCCTACTACAACTTTAACCACTAACACCGGGGATACTGGTCGCCAGACACTTGTACTTGGTAATCTTAATTTAAATTTTGCAGTTAGTGTTGTTGTTAATGTTACGGGCGTAACTTCTACTGGGGCTGTTGGCAGCGTCACTGTAACAGGCGGCTCCACAGTAACAGGCACAGGCTCTACTGCAACAGGGCAGGTTGGCAGCGTCACTGCCACTGGAACTTCTTCAGTAACGGGCACAGGTTCTGAGGGTGCGGGGCAGGTCGGCACTGTAACGATATCAGGTGATTCTACTGTCACTGCCACAGGTTCTGAAGGTACGGGGCAGGTCGGCACTGTTACCGCAAAAGCCAATATCTCTGTAACTCTTACGGGTTCTGAAGGTACGGGGCAGGTTGATTCTGTTACTGCAACAGGTAGTTCTTCTGTTACCGCAACGGGTTCTGAAGGTACGGGGCAGGTTGGCTCTGTAACAACGACAGGTTCTGCGTCGATAGCTCTGACAGGTGTGTCCGCAACGGGTGAAGTTGGTGAGATTAACTTCCCTGATGTTATTGTGGATGTTACTGGGGTTGAAGGCACAGGGGCGGTCGGAGACGTAGCTGTCAACGCTCAACAAAACGTAAGCGTCCCAGTCACGGGTGTGGCGGCACTTGGCGAGGTTGGCACTGCAACTGTAGTCAGCACTGAGAATGTAAGTGTCCCAGTTACGGGTTCTGAAGCCACTGGAAACGTCGGCTCCGTCACAATAGCGAGTGGCACTGGAGTTAGTGTTACGATTACAGGGTTGGCCTCTACTGGTGGAGTGGGCAGTGTAGTCGCTAAGGCCGGAGCAGGGGTGTCTGCTACAGGCGTATCTGCCACCGGACAAGTTGGATCAGTTACAGTAACTGTAGGAAGCACCCGAGTTACAGTCACGGGTGTATCTGCTATTGGTCAAGTAGGATTCCCATTAGTTTGGGGCCGGATTGTCCCCGACGCCGGAACAAGCTATACGCCTATATCACCTAGTGCCGGAACAAGTTATAGTGAAATACAGCCGAATCCGGGGACAAGTTACACGGGTGTAGCGCCGGACCCTGAAACGAGTTATACTGACATCGAGCCTAGCCCCGGTACAAGTTGGGAAGAAGTCGCAGCGTAAGGATTTATCATGCCTAGTACATACACAGCTAACGGTGGCATAGAAAAAATTGCCACAGGTGAACAGTCCGGCACATGGGGCGACACCACCAATACGAACTTGGATATCCTTGATCGTATTACTAATGGTGTGGGAACCATAACTCTGTCAGGTACAACCCACACCCTAGATACTACTAACGGCACTTTGTCGGATGGTATGTACAAAGTTCTTGTTTTGAGCGGCTCGCCTAGTGGAACAAACACGATCACGGTCACACCCTCAAATGCTCAGAAGCTGTACTTTGTTTACAATAATTCAGGGCAGGATGCTGTTTTCTCGCAGGGCGGTGGTGCAAACGTCACCGTAGCCAATGGCGACAGCAAGGTTTTGTACCTTGACGGCGGAGAAGCGTCTGCAGCTGTGTTCGACTTAACCGCTAACTTTGCGATGAGCAGCGTTAATATCACAGGCGGGTCTGTTACTGGCATCACGGCCTTAGAAGTTGCGGACGGCGGCACAGGAGCTTCTTCAGCGTCTGCCGCTAGAGCCAACCTTGGCCTAGAAATTGGTTCAGACGTTCAGGCTTTTGACGCCTTGTTACAGGACATATCAGCATTAACGGCGACTTTAGGCCATGCTATTGTTGGGGACGGGACTAATCTTATTAGCACCTCAAGTTCTACAGACGCGATGATTATGCCCTCTGGGACAACCGGGGAGCGCCCTGCCGCTGTAAATGGTATGATCCGGTACAACTCAAGCGAGGCTAAGTTTGAGGGTTATGCCAACGGTGCGTGGGGTACGATTGGTGGCGGCGGTTTCGATACGCAGGAGACTACGACAACTTCCGTGTCTCAGGTTGCAGTAGGTACATACGATGCGGCTACGGTCTTGGGCCTAAAGGTTTTAATCCAAGTCACCGACACGGTTGCTACAGAGCGTTACATCACAGAGCTTCTGGTTACGCATGACGGTGTGACGGCGGTCGCTACCGAGTACGGCCAAGTTGCTACAGACGCGGCGTTGTCTACTTTTGATGTTGATATAGATACCGGAAACATACGGATACTTGCGACTCCTGCGAGTACGAACTCTACGACATTTCTTGTTCGTGGAGCGGAGATGTCTGCTGTAGTATAAGAATATTCATTTTAGGGGAAAGGGAACCTAAATGGCAAATGACAAAGACTTCAAGGCCAAGAACCGAGTAACGGCTTTAGCGTTTTACGAAAAGGTAACGGCACTAACATCCTCCTCTGGAGCGATGACAGCCGACCTGTCCACTGCTTCAGTCTTTACGTCTACGTTAACCGAGGACACCTTAGTGACTTTGTCTAATGCTCCGGCTTCTGGGTCACGCGGCTACGCAACTTTTGTGCTGAAAGCCGATAGCGGAACGCATAAGATATACTTCGATAAAGGCGTTAGCTACGACACTGAAATTTACGATATAAGTACGGCTCAATGGGTCATCACCCTCCAGACATCAGACGGCGGTGATGCTTACTCTGGTTCTTATGCCGTTCAGGGGGCAGCGTAATGTCTAATACAAAAGATTTTAAGGTCGCAGACATTGTACAGGTATCAGGGCAAACCACCCTGAAGACAGGTACGACCTCCACTTCTCAAGAGAATTACCGGGTAATTGACCTAGACAACGAGGCGGTTTCCTCCACAATTGCAGACCTTAGTACTCCATCTAACATCTTTTTTAAAGCAGATGGCTTGCAAGTTTTTCTTCTGGACGGGGGAGCCGATAGGGTTAAGAGGTTGTCTTTATCTACGGCGTGGGACGTTACAAGCACCCTGACTTTAGTGGACAGTAAATCTGTGTCTTCTCAAACGACTACTCCGACATGGGTGCAGCTTTCCGACACGGGGCGGCATATGTTTGTTTTGTCCACAAGTGCCGACACGGTGTATGAGTATGACGTTGATCCAGCGTATGACATTTCTGCGGCAACATTCACTCAGTCTCAATCGTTTGTTCCCGGTGGAGGTGGGGGGTTTACTTCTTTTGCGTTTAACGATGACGGCACTAAAATCTTCTTCACAGAGGGCAGCAACACTACGATGTCCTTCTACACCCTAAGTACTCCGTATGACATCTCTAGTGTGGGGGCGGAAAGTACGCAGGCAATTTCTGGGGCGACTGGAGACGGACAAATAAGTTTTGCAGACAACGGCTCTCTGATGCTGTGGCTTGATATAACAAACGACAACCTCCTGCTTTTCACTTTGTCTACGGCCTATGATCTCAGCACTGCAACGCTAAAGGAGACCAAGACAAACATTGATACAGACCTGCGCTCTCCTGTGTTTGGAGACTCTGGGAACAATGTGATTTTTGTAAATAGAATTGATGATAATCTGTACGCTTATGATGCCGAAGTAGATGTGTTGTCTGTAGACTTGTCTACAGGGAATTACTTTGAAGTAGACACTTCCGGTTATGAAGAACTTTCATTTACAAATCCCCCTGTTTCTCAGACGTTTCAAGTACTTCAGAAGGGTGGAACAGGTTTTGGGTTAGATGTCGGTGCGACTGCAAACTTTACGTCCGGCACTTCCGCTATCCCCTACTATCAAGACACCGGGACGTTTGAGTTCACTCTTACACCTGATGGCAGACACGCACTTAGCTTTGAGACCAATCAAGTCCGC